AGAGCAGCCGCTGAAGCTCAGCGAGAAGCAGGCCGAGGCGTATCTGCGCCAGTACACGAGCACCAAGAAAGCATCCGAGCCGAAAGAGGTAACGGCGACAGTGTGTGACGCACTGATGGTATTTCATGGAGGACAACATGGGTAACGTAGTTAAGTTTGGTCGAGAGAACACGAACGTGCAGGAGATTCTGAACCACGCGAGCGACATGAAACTGGAACAGGTCGTGGTGGTCGGCATGGACAATGATGGGCAAGTACACTTGGCCCACGCNAGCACNNCCAANCTGGAACTACTCGGCGCGCTGGAGTCAGCCAAGATGCATATCTGGGAACGGTGGGGGTTCGTTGATGAATAAATCTTCTGATATGGCAGCAGCACTGCTGCGCGAAGCGGCGGACTTGGTCGCAGGGCCACGGGCCGATGACTATGGGGACTTCTTGAAGAACTCAGAGCGCGCCGCTGCGCTGGCCAACATAACTCCGCTACAGGCAGCGGATGCAATGATCGGGTACAAGAACGCACGCCTGATACATACCCCTGATCACCACGATTCAATCGTGGACAAGATCGCATACACGGCACTGCGTGAGGTGGTGCGGCTGCGGACACTGCCATGAGTGGCATATTCGGCCCCGATAGTGACAAGCTCGTGAACTCCGCGGTAAGTCTGGAATCCGCTGCCAGTCTACTACCGGGGAAAATCGAGGAAATCTCAAGGACACATGCTGCTACGCTGCAGCAGCGGCTTGGCGCCATTTCCGGGACACCGCCCCCGTGGGCTACTGCGACCATACCGCCGGTAACAGCGGGGCCTGAGGGAATCGCGCTCCGCATTGAGCTTGTAAATAACGGGTACGTAGTGGTGTCGCATGGGAAGCGCGACGTCGCTAGCAGCATCGAAGACGTACATGACATCATCACTAGATTACTGGCGGAAGCCGCCTTGGAGGAAGCATGAATACAACAAAACCGGCACTACGAGAGCCGCGTAAGTAATGGACATAATCACACTTGATTTCGAGACGTACTACGACAAGGACTTTTCCCTGCGCAAGATGCAGACCGATGCATATATAGCTGACCCCCGGTTTGAGGTTCTTATGGTGGGCATCTGTACCAACGACGGGCCGGTGACCATAATCGAAGGAACCGAGGTCGAGATAGCAGCTCAGCTTGTTGGGTACGACTGGAAAAACTCAGCTGTACGGTGCCATAACACACTGTTCGATGGGTTCATACTGGCGCACGTGTATGGGATCAAACCCAAACTCTGGATGGATACGCTCTCACAGGGGCGCATGATCTACCCGTGGCTACGTTCCCACTCACTGGCGAATATGGCCAAGCACCACGAGCTGCCCGACAAGGGTACTGCAGTAACCAACGCCACCGGCAAACGCCGCAGGGACTTCACCACCACGCAGTGGGCCGAGTACAAGGAATACTGCGCACATGATGTGGCGCTGTGCAGGGCGATGGGGGTTGTGATGGACAAGCGCACTATGCCCATTCAATTCGCTGAGATTGACATGACCATCCGCATGTTCACAGAACCGAAACTTATCGGGGACGTTGGTATGATGGAGAAGCTGTACGCCGACGAGGTACGCCGCAAGGAGGAGCTGCTGGCGAAGGCAGCTGTGGACAAGTCGATCATCATGTCCGGGGACAAGCTGGCGGAAGCACTGCTGGCTCTTGGTGTCGTGGCCCCTACCAAGGTGAGCCCTCGCACCGGCAAGACAGCGTATGCGTTCGCCAAGACTGATAAGGGCTTCCAAGCACTGCTGGAGCACCCTGACCCGGATGTGCAGGCGCTGGTCGCCGCGCGCCTCGGGGTTAAGTCTACGATCGCAGAGACACGTGCTAAACGGTTTCTGGAAATGTCGAAGCGTGGTAAGTTATCCGTGTACTTAAATTTCTGGGGGGCGAAAACTACCGGACGTTATTCGGGAGGCGATAAGTGTCTATCTGGGGACTCATGGGTAACTGTGTTGCGGGAGGGGGAGGTTTTGGTTATCCTATTGTCAGCGGTACAGGCGACTGATCACGTATGGGACGGGGAAATGTTCGTTCCGCATGAGGGGGTCGTATGTAACGGGCTTATGGAGGTCATAGAGTATGACGGAGTTATCGGTACGGCAGACCACAAAGTGTACGTGCGTCATAGGGAGGAACCAGTCGAGCTTGCTGTCGCAGCGTGCGAAGGACTTGTGTTGCGATCTGGGAATACCCCCAGAGGAATGGGTGAAGCTACGCAAAAACTGTCAGGTGGCTAAGGGTAGGTGCGTGAACAAGAACGACAACAGCTACCACAACTACGGTGGGAGGGGTATAGCATTCGAGTTTACTGCGGGGCTAGATATGGCGGTGTGGGTGCTGGAAAATCTAGGCCGCCGCCCATCAGAGCAGCACTCTATAGACCGTATAGACAACGCGGCTGGATACGCCCCGGGGAATATACGGTGGGCTGACAGGAGCGAGCAGGCCGGCAACAAGCGCAGGTATGTATGCTGGAAACACGGGAGCAGGATTGCCCGGCTAGCTGATGCACGACAAGACCTGTGCTACGAGACAATAAGAACATGGATAGTGAGAGGACTAACCGATGAAGAAATTATCAACAAACGCAAGGGTTCTGGGGGTCGTCCCCGTGTACGACATCGTAAACTGCGGGCCACGAAACAGGTTTGTAGCGAACGGGAAGGTGGTATCTAACTGCAACTGGCAGAATTTGCCAGTGCGTGGTATCTCCGCTGGATTACGTATGGCGCTAAAAGCCCCACATGGGCATAGCGTATTGGTCGGGGACTCGTCCAACATCGAGCTGCGTATGGTGATGGCTCTCGCGGGGCAGACTGACGTATTGGAGAAGCTGGCAGCAGGCGTCGATATGTACTGCGACTTCGCAAGCCAACTGTTCGGGAGAACTATNACCAAGGCNGATAAGGCGGAGCGGTTCCTTGGNAAGACGGCGATGCTGGGCCTGCAGTACGGGGCGGGGGCACCTCGGTTCCAAGAAATGGTACGGTTAGCTGCTGCATACACCCCCGGAGTTAAGCCCATCACAGAGAGCCGCGCCCATGAGGTGGTTGAGCTGTATCGGTCGATTCACTATAAGGTAGTGGAGCTGTGGGATCGCTGCCAGAATGTTATATTGCCAGACATCCAGCGCGGGTGCTCCCTGACGCATGTGGACGTCAACGGGTGGTTTATCACACAGTATGATGGGTTCGGCAGGCCGGGGGAGCCGGGGGTCGTGTATAAGAATCTGCACTACGACAACCGGGCCCGTGAGTGGATGTATGATATGGGCCGGCTCGTTGGTGATAAGGGCGTGCGCATNTATGGNGCGAAGCTCGTAGAAAACCTGTCACAACATGCTGCGCGGCACGTAGTTATGTGGCAGACTGCACGTATTAACAGCCGATACCCGGTTAGTTTATCCGTCCACGACGAAGCTGTATGCGTGGTACGGGACGACGTGATTGATGACGCGAAAGCATTTATGGGCGAAAGCCTACGTCTGACGCCCCCGTGGTGCAGAGGTATCTTGCCCGTAGACTGTGAAATGGACGTAGGAGGTTCCTATGGAGACGCTAAATGATACACCAGCATCTGGCATACATAAGTATATCAATGTGGAGGAGTATGAGGATTTCGCCACAGACAAGAAAATCGCCACTGTATCTGTATTCGGTGTGGCCGCGTTCCGGTTTGAGCGCGTAGAAGATGCACGCTACGCGCATAGCGACCTGCTGGTAACAGCTATGATGAAGTACGCACCCAATGATGTGCTATCGTTCCCCATCATTGTGAGCAAAGCGGGGCAAAGCGTGAGCATGATCAGCAAGCGGGAAGTGCTGGAAGCGATTATCAAAAGCGCCACAACAGAGCTGGGTAAGGTTGCCTTGGAGGAATAATACATGAGTAAATTGATGTCGCTGTCGTACAGCAGACTATCGACGTTTGAGAATTGCCCGGCCCGGTTCGACTACCAGTACGTATCTAAGCTGGTGCAAGATCAGAGCAGCGAAGCATCTGAGTACGGTAACCGCGTGCATGAGATACTGGAAAAGAAAGGGAAGGGAGAGCTTGATAAAAGTACACTGACTGACGAAGGCCGGCAGTCGCTTGACAGATGGGGCCACATAGTGGATAATATTAGTTCGCAACCGGGCGAAAAGTATTACGAATTCCAGATGGCTGTAAATCGTGATCTTAAGCCCGTTGACTGGTTTGCTAGTGATACATGGATACGATCCATAGCGGATGTGCTTGTTGTAAATGGCAAGACTGCNTACTGCTTGGACTATAAGACCGGGAAGGTACGTGACAACCCGACCCAGCTGCAGCTGTTCGCCCTCATGGTGTTCTGGCATTTTCCTGAGGTTGAGAAGGTAGTCACGTCGTTCCTGTGGCTTAAATTTGATGACTCGACGGACGCTATATACCAGCGAAGGTATGCCAGCGCGCTGTGGCAGGCGCTGGAGCCACGGTTTGTTAACGTGCAGGACACCATAGACCTCGGTGTTTTCGATACCAAGCCGTCCGGGCTATGCCCGTGGTGCCCAGCTAAAGACATGTGTCCGGATGCCCGACTAAAGAGGAGGAGATATTGAAAAACGAGAAGGACGTTAAGAAGGCGGTCAAGAAGGTGTTGGACTCCCTGCCGAAGTGCTGGTATTTCATGCCCCCAGCGAACGGGTACGGGCGCTCTGGTATCCCTGACTTTATTGGCTCTGTGAACGGGCACCTATTCGCTGTGGAGACGAAGTTCGGTAAGAACGACCTCAGCGCCAACCAAGTGCGGGAAGTCCATGCGCTCATACAGAACAACAATAAGGTGTGGATAACCCGTGAAACGTCTGTGGATTCATTCGACGTAGAAATCAGGGCATGGGCGGAACTATGCTCGTAGTCGAATCGCAACGGAAACTTGTGATTGCAAGCTCCCATAACGACCGGATCGCGGAGCTTATGCCCCATGCAAAGCGATTCGATTACAACGGCGAGGATGTGGTGGCGGTACACCATGGGCAAGAGGAGTGCAAAGTTCTTACGAACATGGGCTTTTCGGTTCCTGCGCCCATAATGCATTACTATGATTGGCCCGCCCGGTTCGATCCTATGGAGCACCAGAAAGAAACAGCTGCGTTCCTGACGGATAATAACAAGGCGCTATGCCTAAACGCGCCGGGTACAGGTAAGTCGATCAGCGCTATATGGGCAGCGGATTATCTCTTGCAGGAGGGAGAGGCGAAGAAAGTTCTGATCATAGCACCGCTGTCTACGTTGAAGGTGGTGTGGGGTCGTGAGCTTGCCCATCACTTACCGCACCGTACGTTCGTCATATGCGCTGGGGCTCGGAAAAAGCGGATCGAGTTGCTACAGACGCCGGGTGTGCAGTACGTGATTATTAACCACGATGGGTTTACGAACCTGACTGATGAGCTTACCGGTTTCGATGTGGTGATCTACGACGAAGCTACAGCGCTGAAAAGCCCCAGCGCGCAGCGGTACAAGAAGTTTACCCGCTGGATGAACAAGCACACGCCGCGTCTATGGATGCTTACCGGTACGCCGATATCGCAGACGCCCGCTGACGCTTGGACGCTGGCCCGGTTGGTAGAGTCGCCAGCTGTGCCGCGTAGTTTCACGTCATTCAAAGACGCCGTGATGCGGAAGGTCACTGCGTTTAAGTGGGTGCCGAGGGACGATGCCTTGGCAACATGCAAAAAGGTACTGCAGCCGTCGATCAGGTTCTCACTCAATGAGTGCAAAGACCTGCCGGAAACGAACTTCGTCGGGCGCAAGACTGAGCTTACGCCACCACAGGAGAAGGCGTTTAAGGAAATGCGGGACAAGGCTGTGACGGTATTCGCCAAGGGCGAAGTGGCAGCGGCGAACGCAGCGGTAATGCTTAGCAAGCTGCTGCAGATATGCTGTGGAGTTGTGTATGGTGAGGACGAGAGCCATACGATTGACTCTGGCAACAGGTATAATACACTCACCGAACTCGTTGAGGAAATCGGTGATAAAGTAATCATCTTCGTCCCACTAAAGGGCGTCCAGTACATGCTTAAAGAACGGCTGGAGGCTGATGGACATAGTGTGGCGTTGGTGAACGGTGACGTTGGTAAGTCAGCACGTGATGAGATTTTTCACAACTTCCAGCACACCGACGAGCCGAAGATTTTGCTGGCACACCCACGGGTGGCCGCGCATGGTCTGACGCTCACCCGTGCGAAGGATATTATCTGGTATGCGCCGATCTACTCGCTTGAGCAGTACGAGCAGGCAAACGCACGCATACGCAGGCTGACCACGGCTGGTAAGACGTCTGTATGGCATATATGGTCTACAGGCTTCGAGGCGGAGCTGTATCGTAGGCTGCGCAAAAAGCAGAACACTCTGGCTGAGTTCTTGGACTTGGTGCAGGGCATTAACAACGACTAGATAACTTAGGAGGAACATTATGAACTACGAGCAAGCCGCAGCGCGGTACGCGGAAGTACGCGCTGAAATCGAAGCCATCGAGCGCGAAGCCAAGTTGAAAAAGGCCGAGCTTCGTGAAAAGCTGGTGACACTGGAAAACTGGTTCACCGCGAAAGCACAGGAGGACGGGCTGGAGTCTGTGAAGACCGACGTGGGTACTGCCTACTGGTCTACGCATTGCTCCGCGACGGTAGCGTCACGTGCAGACCTGTTCGACTACTGCAAAGAACATGACACATGGGACTTGATTGAATCCCGTGCGTCTAAGACCGGGGTGCGTAGCTTTATCGACGCACACGGGGCACCACCACCGGGGGTAAATTTTTCTACTGCCCGCGTGTTCAATTTCAGAAAAGCACAGAAAAAGGAGAGCTAAATGAGTCAGAATAACACCGTAATGAACGTACCTGCGCATATCGCAGCACGTATCGCAGCGCGGCAGCAGCAGGGCGCTGTATCCACCATCGCATCGGCCAGTCGCCGGGGGCGGGCCGAGCATCCCACGTATCAGCATGAAGGCGAGCAAGTTTCGTCTGGTCGAAGAAGGCGTGGAAACCGTAGTCGGCTCTACACTGGACGTGGTCATCGTCGGTGCCAACCCGAAGGTATCAAAGGTGTTTTATGAGGGTGCCTATGATTCCAACGCAGAGGCAGCNCCGCCGGCCTGTTACTCNAATGACGGTGTCGGGCCAGACTCGTCCGTGGAGTCTCCGGTTCACACGGCATGTTCTACTTGCCCNCACAACGTACTTGGGTCTAAGATCACCCCCTCCGGTGCCAAGTCCAAGATTTGCGCTGACCAGCGTCATCTTGCAGTAGTTGCCGCCGCAGACCCTTCCAAGGTGTACAGCCTTACCGTGCCGGTGTCCGGCATGAAGGCCCTCCGAGTGTACTTTAAGGAGCTCACCAACTATGGAATCGGCCCGGAAGAGGTAATCACAGAGCTGCACTTCGACGATGCCGCGAGCTATCCGAAAGTGATGTTTACCCGCAAGGGGTATGTGCCCGAGAAGGCGCTTGATCAGATTGACGCGTTGGTCAACGGTGACGAAGCCAAGATCGCCACGCGTCAGTTGCCACCTAAAGACAGTGCCCCGGCACTGGGTGCGCAACCGGCAGCACCCGCTGTCACAAGTAATGTCGCACCCGCTGCGCCCCAAGTGGATGAGGCATACGAAGAGGAAGTCGAGGCACCGGTATCCGGTGCTGTTGTGGAACAGCCAACCGCTGCGCCAGTGAAGGCTTCCGATGAGCTTAGCAATAAGCTCGACACCCTGTTCAGCGAGTAGGGTTGTAGTACAGGTGCCCCGGGTAGCTCCCGGGGCATACAACTTATTTAAGGGGCGCACCACGTGGATACACTCACATTCCTATCACGGATATTCGCACAACAAGATGAACTCGTAATATGCACACACAGACCAGACCCGTCAGGCAAAGACGCACGGGGGATATTTTGGAACAGAGGGTCGTTTAGTGACCTGACCTCCGCAGTAAAATCGATTCACAAATGGGACAAAGAACCCGACACAACAGTTTATTTCACCGTCGGCGCATGCGCTGGCCACTCATTTACTAAAAACGGCAAGACGAAATGGCGTCGCACTGCCGAACACGCAACGTGGTTCAAGGCACTATCATTGGACTTGGACATCGGTGCGGATAAGCCATATGCAACACAGCGGGAAGGCTGGCTGGCACTGCGTACAGCGCTTGAGGATATCGGTATGCCACTCCCCATGGTGGTGTCGTCGGGCAACGGTATTCACTGCCACTGGCCACTCACAGACATTATCGCCAAGGCCCACTGGGTGCAGGCGTCCATGGCCCTGCGCTTCGCCCTCGAAGACAAGAACGTAGTCATCGACGTGAGCAAAATCCATGAGCCGTCCATGGTGCTGCGTCCTGTAGGTACCCACCATAAGAAACAGAAGCCGTGGAAGGAAGTAACCTGCGTAGCGGACTGCCCAGATTACGACGCTGCTGCGCTGCTGTCCCACTTGCGCCCGTGGTTTGGTCGGGCCCGTGAGGCCGTGAAAAAGGGCGTGCGCCGCCCCGGACGCAAGTCAGCCATCGCAGCTGCTGTATTGTCATCGAACGACGTCGATATCGCGCAGGTAGGCTCACGCTGCAAACAGGTAGGTGCGTTGTTATCAAGCGGTGGGGTTACTGATGCAGCAGGGCGTCCGGTGGAGGAGCCCCTGTGGAGAGCGTCGTTGGGTATGGCGAAGCACGCGACCGACGTGCAAGCTGCTGTGACTGCGATCGCTGGCANACATGCTGACTTCGACCTGTCCGCGAATATGGATAAGATCAACGGGTGGAACGGCACCGGGCCTACTACCTGTGCCAAGTTCGAGGAAATGTGTGTCGCTGGCTGTGAGGGCTGCCCGTTCCGAGGCAAGATAACCAGCCCGGCCCAGCTNACAGCNAGCACCACTACCGCTGCGCCAGCAGACGCCACCCCCGCGAGCACTGACACGGAAGAGGTATCAGTGCAGCTACCCAACCGGTACGTAGAACGGGGCGGTAAGATTTATCTGGAGATAGAGACAGAGGTCGAGTCCACTGATGCCAACGGGAACGCAATTACGCAGACCGCTGTGGACTGGGAGCTAGTATCCCCTTATCCGATGCACATAACCGGTATTTACAAGGACAGCGAGACGGGCAAGTCCATGTTCCGACTCGTGATCAAATACCCGCTCGGTGGGTGGCAGGAGGAGGCCCATGATATGGGCGTACTGGCCGCTGCAGGGCGGGATTTCTCATCGTTCATGCTTCATCGTCAGGTGTTCGCAGTGAAAGTACAGGGACAACAGGAGAGACTGAGGAGTTATCTTATGGATTATCTTACCATGGTGCAGAGTCAGGCACCGACAAGCAAGGCATACAATACGTTTGGCTGGCAGGACGATGATACGTTCCTGTGCGGCTCCCGCATATCCACGGACGTCGGGGTGGTCGACGACCAGCGCATCCAAGGCCAAGCGGAGCAATTCGCGACGTACATGCAGCCCGTAGGAACCAGACAGGGCTGGGTGGACGCCATGAAGATGCTGGACACCCGCGCAGCGCTCACGATTCGCTGCGCAGTCCTTCTTGGTATGACTGGGGTACTTGGCCGGGCCGCAGGTAACTCTACGGCTGTGGTGTCGATATATTCCANCGAGACGACAACAGGCAAAGTCACTTTCCCTGTACGCCGCGAACAGCCTCATCGGGCACCCCCGTGACCTGCTGCTGAATAAACGTGACACGGTTAACGCTATGTTCAAGGTGCGTGGCATCCTCAACAGCTTACCCTGTACGATGGATGAGATTACTACCATGGATGAGCAAACTGCGGTATCGCTTATCTACGCATTCAGTGAGGGCCGCGAGAAAATCGCGCTCGACCAGTATCGCAACATCCGCACCCCGTCGAAGTGGGCCGGGCCCACGATCGTTACCACCAACACGTCACTCGTCCAGAAATTTAGCAGCGTGCAGAGCAATGACGATCCGCTACGTGCCCGCACGCTGGAAATCCCACAACACGACCGCGACTTTATCAGCAAGGACGAGGAGGGGTTCCGTAACCGTGGGGATAAGTTCTACATGTCGATCCTTAAGAACTACGGGTGGGCATTGCCAGAGCTTGCGCACGCGGTAGCGAAGATGGGCGGTGAAGAGTCGGTGCTCAATCGGGGCCGCGGTGCGTTCAATAAAAAGTACCAGTTCGACTTCGAGGCTAAAGAGCGGTTCCACACCGAACTCGTCACGAACTCGTGGATCATGGGCACGCTGGCCAAACGACTCGGGCTCATCCCGTTCGATGTCGATGAGACTGTGGAGTATATGTACAACGCGGTGCTGGAGGAGCGGGTAGCCGCCGAGGCCAGCAGACAGGATGTGTTCGACATCCTTGGGCAGTTTATGCAGGAAAATAACAACCGCATCATCGAGGTGCTGGAGGAGTACGGCTCCAACAAGGAACAGGTTTTGCAGCCCGCACCGGACAAGGCCATCGCGCGGCTTAAGCTGGTGTATGACGCCAATAACAAGGTTCTGCCGGGTTCTCAGCTCGCGATCAACTTGAAGGCGTTCCGGGAGTGGCTGGGCAAGACAAACGACAACATGGACAGGATCATCAGGGAACTTGACTCCGAAGGGGGGCTTGTATCTGCACGGGAACGCATTACGATGTTCAAGGGGTGCAGCAACAGAAACCCCGGACAAGCGCACTGCGTGATCGTGAATATGAACCATAGCCGGTTCGTAGAGGCCATGCTTAGCGACACCGCGAAGATCAGCAGCCCCGTGGCGCTGGCAGTATTAAATGGAGGTAAGTAGGGATGGCAAAGAAACGTGATTACAAGGCCGAGTATGCGAAGTATCAGGGCACGCCGGAACAGAAGAAACGCAGGGCTCAACGCAACGCAGCCCGCCGCCAGCTGGAGAAAGAGGGCGTCGTTCACAAAGGCGATGGCAAGGATGTCGACCATAAGCGTAAGATATCGAAAGGTGGGACGAACAAGCGTAGTAATCTCCACGCAGTATCGAAATCCAAGAACCGCTCGTTTGCTCGCAACAAAGACGGGTCAGCGAAAAAGTAGCTAATCCCATGGGATTACGGGGGCCTTTCGGCCCCCTTTTTATTATCGCTCGCCTTTTTCTATCTCGGCGATGCGCCGTTCTACCTCTTCACGGATCGCAGTGAGTTTTTCCTGTAGGTCTTCGTAGTCGCCCTTACCACGTTGCACTTCCCGCTTGTACTTGGCGATGAGCATGGCTCCATCCCGCTGCGCTTTCTTAATACCGATGCTTTTGTACATCAGTGCGTCGTCCTCGTTCGCCCCATACACCTTTAGCCCCAGCAGATGCGCGAAGAACAGGTTGTTTTTGGTGCTGCCGGATATCGTGGTGCGATCCTCTGTGAGCCCGATGATGTTATCCAGTGTCTTCGTACCCATAGCCGGGGGCATGTACGCATCATATAGCGCCCGCATGACCTTGCCGAACCCTTCCGAAGTGCCACGCTCGTGCGGCATGGCTATGTCCTTACCGGTGTATGGATCAGTGTTCGCAAACGCGATGGATATGAGCGATATGACCGGCCCGGACGGGGATATGACGGATGGTACCCAGCTGAGCCCGAACGGGTTGTTGGGCACGCCCTGCACGGACTCGGATAGCGGCACGTAATTCCCCAGCTTAAAGTACCGGGCCTCGCCGTTAGCGTCGAGGAACGGCAACCTGATCATCACATGTGGCATCCAGCTGAGTCCGAACAACCGCTCGGTGTACATCTTGCCTAGCTTCGCGCGTGCTTCCTCGTCGTCATCNCCGCCAGCNGCGGCGGAGGCCACGGCCTCNATGGCCGCGTACGCCACGAACAGGTTGGTGATTGCCCATGGCCGCTCGATGGCCATGCGAGCCAGCAGAGGTGTCACTGCATATGCCCATGAGATAAACGGCACCGCTGTCTGGCGCAGTACCTTCGCAGCCTTGGCGTCGATGTCGTAATCCAGAAAGTCCCTACGAGCCCGTCGGCCAGCCTCAGATAGCCCGGCATCGGTCAACACGCCCTCCTTACTCTGGATATCCCCAGCGTGGTGCATGAACGCNGCAAGGCGGAATACGTTATCTTCTGCGGCGTACATCTGCAGACCGATGTCGTCGATATGGGCGAGCTTGTCCGCTACCGACCGTCCGCTCTTGCGGGCGATATTTTCTATTTCCTGCGCCTTTTCACCCTCCAGCTTGGATAGTGCAAGCAGTGTCTCCCCCGTAGACTTGCCACTGGTCGACTGCTTAATACTTTTCCGCAGCGCGTTGCGCAGGCCCCGCTTCACTTCTACAGACGAGAAGTTTCCGAGCATGGCACCGGACTTAATGAACGCAGTCATCATCGCCTGATCTTTCTTAGACAGCGACCCCGGAGCAAGGTTGTACCGGTAATAGATATTCCCTGCTTCTGACAGGGTACCCGTGGAGATATCGTGCAGCATAAGCAGCGTAACATTGGTCAGCGCGTTGGTGACGTGTGTGGACGGGTTGCGGGTTGTGTGGTTCCGCTT